GATCTAACTTCCGTGTCCTCTGCCAATGTCCAAGATCTGGTGAAAGATCGTTGAGCCATTCCTCTGTGGACATAAGTGGTTTCTGATTCGGTATCCTCTTTCTGTCCTTCGACAAAGAGTTTTCCGTCTTGTGTGTAGACATTTACTTCTGCTTTTTTAAATCCTGCAAGTGCAAGTTCTAGTCTTGATTCTACGTTGCTGACCGTGACTAGATTAAATGGTGGATAATTCTTCGTTGTTTCGTGGAGATTAAACAACCTATCGAAGTATTCATCCATTCCTATGCTATTCCTATTTATACGATCCATCAGCGCAGGCAGGTCCGCAGCAGTATACCGTGCAAGGTTTCCCATGATTCTTAGCTCCTTTAAAAGCGAGTTTGTGTTTTGTGGACCCCGAAGGCATCCATAAGTATATATTAGCACAAGTCATAAAAAAGAGGGTAGTAAAACCCTCACTTTTTTATTCGGTTTCCTCTGTCCTTTTCTTCTTCGACCCAATATTATACTTGGTCTCAAGAATCCAGTCTTGCTTATCTCTAAATGCAAGAACCTTAATCTGATTTAGTGGAGCAATATCTTGTATTTTATCAGCACTAACGATGCTAATAAGACCCCAATCAGCAAGTAATTGAGCAATACGATTACGTCTTTGAACATCGTTCAATGTCAGATTTGCGTGTTTGCCATCAAGGGCAAATAGTTCCTTAAAATGTACAAGGTAATATCTCCCTTGCTTGTGCAGAATGTGACAGGACTGATAGATTTTCTTTTCTTTTCTAGACGCAACTCCGATACGAGTCAAAGTCTCACGCACTTTCAGAAAGTCATCTGGTTCTCCTAGAACCACTTCCACCATTTGGTCTGGTGTCCACTTCACTTCAGCTTCTCTAACAACACTCATCCTTTTCCTCCAGTATCAAATTTTGATTTAATAAAATTAAGTTGTTCTTTTGTTAGAATTTTCAAAGCCTGTTTTGCCTTCTCATTACTATAACCATAATAACGTTTGACATAATCTAGATCTTTGATCTTATCTTGTCGGAGCCAGGGAGAAAATCTCTTCTTTTTCCTCACAATATTTATAAAGAAGTCGTATTGTAACTTTTTAGGAAGGAAATTATACTTATTCATTTCATTCGTAAACATCAAAGTATCAAGATGTCCAGAAAAACAACGATTGATAATATAAGGAGGATATTCTTTTTCGAGTGAAGGGTCTTCATCAATCAAATGCTTCTTTGTTTGATTGATAGAGTTGAGCCAGTCTTTCAGTTCAGTCATAAAGTAGAAGGTCAAGAACGTTTACAGTTTCTTTTTCGGTAGGATAATTGGTGACAAGAAGTTCTGTCTTTACATTCTCATCAGTTCCTTTCTCACCACGATGTGCCATGGAATATCGAAGTTTCCATTCACGCAAATGATAATCTTTATACAGTTCCAATAACCTATCATTCACATTATAGGTAATCATAAACTCATGTGGACACTTATACACATCTTCGGCAAACTTATCATGGTCAAAGAACTTATGCATCTCACGGTCCTTACCATAAAGGAAGTCTTTGATATCATAAGGTGGATCAAGAAATACGAATACATTCTCGCCAGGAGCATTCATAACCTCCGAGTAATCAATATTTGTAATCTTCCATTTCTCTGTAAGTTGAGAATACTTCTTTAGTTTCTCAATACCAACAAAAGAAAAATTAGAACGAGAAGCAGTTTTAGAAAAAGTGCTATTCTCGGTCAGACCAGAAAAACTACACTTGTTTAGAACAAAGAAACTTATGGCACGGTCAAGTCCATCCTGACTATTGATATCGTCCAGTGTTTGATTAAAGAGTTCTTTATGTGCCGCATCCTTATCATCCTGAGATTGATAGTTTGATACTCTTGATTTAATCTCATTCAGACGATTAGATAATTCTTCACCATTATCCCTCAACTGAACCCAGAAGTTATAGAGTGTCACATACTTATCATTGATCCATATAGGGACATCTGGGTATGCCTGAGTTGCATAAAATGCCACAGAACCACCACCAATAAATGGCTCACGATATTCTTTAAAGTCTTCAGGAAACCATGGAGCCAATGTCTTTGTTGCCTTAGACTTACCACCAGGATATCTTAGACAAGTTTTAAGAGGAAAGGTTTTCATAATCACGAGGATGATATTTCAAATATTCCCAGAAGGTCAATTTCATTTCCTTCTGAGTCATACCACAATGTTTTGCGGCAGTAGGTAAGTTCATTGTAGCACGAAAAAGTGCTTCATTTGCTTCCTTTACATTCTGGGGAGTAGTTTTGACTTTTTCCTCCACCAGTTTGCTTTTATCAATTTTTAGTAGTCCCATCAGAAAGTCTTAGCAGTATCTAAAAGTTCTGTAAGGTAATCTTGAAAACTCAGTGTGCTTTCTGCCATTATCCTATATCCAGTTCCAACATATAGTTGTCCCAGTAAAACTGATGCTGTAGCAGTTCCCCAAAAGATATAGTAGAACTTGGACTTAACTTGACATTTCTTAGTTTGTTTCATCGTAAGTAATAATAATTTTTTTAGTGATTTTACCCGTGTTATCATATGTAGAAGCATACTCTAACTTTCCTTTTAGAATCGAAACAACATTATTGAGTTGTTGCTCTACAATAGATTTCAATTCCTCCTCTGGTATTTCTTTTTTAGTACTTGATCCCGGTTCATTAAATCCTTCCATTTTCAAACTCCTTTACTAAACGTTCTGATTGTTTTTTATCAATTCCGCAAGGTGCATTTCTCAAACAAATTAAAATACACTCAGTATCACTGATAGTTGGTTTAATTGTAAATCCCCACTTATCAAGTTTACCTTCGGTGGGTGCTTCGCATGGGTCGAATTCATGTGGCATTATTCAACTCCTTTAGGAAAACTTTCAATTTCAGTCAATTCATAATACCAATCCTCCATTACAGTATTGGCGAGAAATCTACCACTCAGTCTAGTTACTTCTTCTGCGGCATACTCTTTATTAGGTGCCTCAATCCAGATGTCAATGACCTTACCTAACCTCAATTTTTTAATTTCCAGTTCAGACAATCTCTTACAGGCATCTCTCACAGCATTACCAGGAGAGTCATCGACCTGTGATCGTAGACGAATGAATACTAATGCTTTAAACTTCATGGTCGTTCCACCTCTCATCAAGTGCTTCATTAACAATATCCTTTAATTCTCTACGTTCTTCTTCAGTAAAGATACTACGATGCTTTACTGGCATGGGAGCATAACTACTTGGTTTCTTTGATTTACCAGGAAGACTCATGCCTTGTGTATCAATTTTATCTTGTCTCATTTGTAATAACTCAATGAACCATTCCATTTAATTTATATTTTCAGATAAATTGTTAATTACCATAGGAAGTAAACGATGTTCTGCTCTCTGAACTCTGTGATGTAAGGTCTCTTCCGTATCTCCTACACAAATAGGAACAGAAGAAGAATCAATACATCCTCCAGAATCTAACTCTTCAGTCACATAATGAACTGTACATCCAGTGATTTTATCACCACTATCTAATGCCTGCTTAACGGCATTAAGACCTTTATACTTTGGAAGTAATGATGGATGAATATTAATTATCTTATTCGGAAAAGCATGAATCAATCCCGGTGTAACAATTCTCATCCAACCTGCAAGAACTACTAAATCAACTTTGTGTCTATTAAGTTTATCGATGATTTTTTGTTCATCAATACTCTTAATACGACAGTTGGGAATGCCCAATCGTTCAGCCCTTTCTTGAGCACCACATCCTTTGATATTGTAGATCATAACTACAACTTCATGGTCTGGACAATTCTCAACAATGTTCTCAAAGTTAGTTCCGTTTCCAGAACACATGACTCCAATTCTCATTTAAGTCACAGAACCAGTTTTTTAGAGTTTGGAGTAATCAACTTACTACCAAACATTTCATTATACTTCTTACAGACATCTTCCTGAACCTCTGCGACATATACGACATGAGTTTTAGAAATCGTAATCTCCGGTTTGTCCTTACTAATCACAGTTGCCCATGGAGCAAATCCAACACCATTATTAGTTGGA